ATTATTGACAAGGCCAATATATCCATTTTCAGCATTATGCTTAACTCTGATAATTGGAAAGGCCTCAACCGTCCCATTGTTTACTAAGTCAAAAACCATTTTATTGGTTGTAGTTTGTTCATTTGAATCGCTATTGAAATTCTTATAAGCTGAGCCATGGGCTACACCGTCTGGAACAATGAATTTTATAGAACCGGTTGACCTTCGACCGCTCGTTTCTTGCATTGAAATACTCTCAATCGGCATGGCCAGATAGTATTTGTCAGGCTCATCTGAAAATGTCAGCTCTTTAGGACTATCAACATTAAAAATACCCGCAAGCTTGTGCTTGAGGGTATTTCTGTCTTCGGACCAGATTGAAAAATCTACCTTGATATATTTTGCATCAATGGTTTGTTGCTGAATATTGACTCCGATTCTTGGTGCTTGGTCGATAGAGATAGAGCGATTGTTCCCGATCTCTCGTTGGATGTCATGGATTTCAATAAGGTCTCGAAAATCAGTTTTATTGAAACGCATTGTCACTTCACTCATTCAAGCACTCCTTTCATTCTTAGTGTCATTCTTTCTCGCTCTCTCTGCTTCTTGGTTATAATATCCGTCACTACAGAGCTATCCATATAAGCGTTCGTATCCTTGTTAAGGATAGCAGTAAGCAATTTTTCTAAACTTACTCTCAGAATCCTCATCTCAGACACGACTTTATCTGTATCTTGCTCATTTTGATTATTAGTAGTTTGAATCGTGATATTCCGCTGAGCCGCTTCCATTTCTTGTAAGAATTTAGCATCGCTCGGTATCCCAATACCAGAAGCATATTTAGGAACACCCATCTCACGCATCAAACGTCTAGTCTTATCAGCTCGCAAGACCTTTGAACCTCTCGGAAGAGGAAGCAAGACGTCCCTGCCTTGAGGAATGAAGCTCTGACCGTTTGGCAGAGTGACCATTTCCTTGTAGGTGCTATTTCTTTGGTCGTTGACAACAGCAAGACCGCCAGGGTGATAGTTGGTACCGTGGGCATGTTTGCTTGCAAAGATATTCGTAAAGAAATTACCAGTTACACTATCAATCCAGCTCCTAATACCTGAAAGAACTCCAGAAGCATTATCTCGAGCACTGATAGTAACCGTTTTGTCTTGAATACTATTAACACTACTTTTGACCTCGCTAACAGTACCAGAAGTGCTATTCTTAGCAAGAATATCCACTGGATTATATTGCTTAATCGCATTGATAGCACTGCTTGTATCGTTTCTGACGCCACCAGTCTGATCAGTCGCAAACAAATTGATAGGAGCCTCTTGTTTCGGAGAGTTTACGCTAGCTTGGGCGCTTGCTACTGCTTCAGCAGTTTTATCTTCTGCTTGCAACGGTTTAGGTGCTGGGAACAAAGTATTCCAATAATTCAAACCAATATTGGCATTGTTCAACGTACTTGTAAAATTAGAAGAATCTGCTGTTAGATTCTTAACGAATACTGACGCTTCATTCCATAAAGACAGACCAGCTTTGGAATTCGCTACTTCTGTTTGGAAGGATTGACTGTTTGCCAAGAATTCTTTTTGAGCTGGTTGCAGCGCATCGTATTCACTTAACAGTTTCGTTGCCTCAGTTGCGCTATTAATGACACTCTCATTCTTTAAGAAGAGTTCTTTGATATGAGCAGGCATACTATTCCATGCTTTTAAGTTGCTTTCGCTATCAAAAATAGCCTGTAGTCCAGCTTTATTATCTACAATGACTTGTTTTTCTTCCAAGGTCATACTTGACCACTTGCCGGATTCAACAAGCGCTTCAGCAATCGTTACTCGGGCATTTGAATTTAAGTTGGCATTCTTAGCAATAAATTGCAATTGCGCCCAACCTTCAGCAGATTGAGTTGCTTCTCCAATCACTTCTTTTACATTAGATTTGACTTCAAAATTACCATTTTCATTGATATTTCCAACCAACAAAGACCATGCATCATTTGCTTCTCTTGTTTCCTTACTCATATCACTAGTGTATTTGGCAAGGATACTATTAGATTCTCCCATTTTTTGAGAAGCTTCTGCAGCTTTTTGCCCAATCACTTCATAAGATAAACCATATTCTTCCAGAACCTTTTTAGCTTCTTCCCAGTAGTTCCAGCTTTGACCAGTTCTAGCCTTGACTTTTTCATCTAGATTTTGCATAACCTGATAATACTTAGTACCTAAAGCTTCCATAGTTTGCTGGTGGTTTGTTTCAAGTTCTTGAATTTTTTTATTGTAAGTTTCTTGATCGATACGTTTAGCATCTAAGAGTTGTTTCAATCCATCTTTTGATGTTTTGTATAATTGATTTTCTTCATCAAGAGCTTTCTTCAACACATCTCTTGTGTGTTTTAATTGAGTCTCATTTAAACTACCAATCTCTCCATTCATAGCCTGAAGCGCAGCCTTCTGTTGTTCGCCAGATAATTCCATCATTTCGATTCTAGCTTTAATCATCTCTCTCTGATTATTTAAGACGATTTCTTTTTCTTCTTGAGAGAACTTGCTAGCATCTCCATTATGGCGTTCGTAAATCTCACTAACTTGATTAGCCATAGCATCTGTATTAGCCACTACTTGTTCGTTTCGTGACCTCATTTTAGCGATTTCTTCATCGCTAAACCCCAACTTTTTAGCTAGTTCTTCCATACGTTGATTGGCTTTTTCAGCTCCAGCTACAATCTCATCATAAAGTTTTTTAAAGGCTCCAGAGACTTTCTCAGCATCTCCTGCATGCGTTCCAAAGTTTGCGACGGCAGTACTGGTTTCATCGACCGTTTTTTGGAAGTTTTGCAATTCTCCACGCTGAACATCATCTAAAGTAGAGCCAAATTCCTCCGCTTTGATACGAGCCTTATCTTTCTCGTTAGCTAGATAGGCTAGACTACCAGCCAGCAGAACCGTACCTCCGACCAAAAGCCCAACAGGACTCGCCAGCCCAGCTAAAGCTGTCTTGAGTAATCCAGTTTTTCCAGCAGTCTCAGCTACCTGAGTTCCTAACTCAGCCGCTTCCGTACCTGCTTTCCCAAGACTTAACCCCTTAGAAAACAGACTCGCAACCTTACTACCACCTTTAAAGAGATAGCCTAACCCTGTTGAAGCATTCCCCAACATATTCAGCAATGGATACCCTAAAGCTAAGAAACCACCAAAACTAAGTACTAACTTCTGTGTACTTTCGGGTGCCTTATCTAACCATTCAATAAACTCATTTGCCTTTTCAAGGAGAGGCGTGAGTAGAGGCAAGAGTTTCTGACCGATATTGATTTGAAGCACTTCCAAACTTGACTTGAATCTCTCTACTCCATTTTTAGATGATTTAGACAATTCATCCGCCAATTTCTTAGTATACCCACGAGCATTTTCAGTTTCTTTAGTAAGTTTACGTAGCGCATCTCCTCCTTGATTGATAAGAGCATTCATACCAGTTTGAGCTTCAACACCAAAGGCACGTGCAATAGCAGAAGATTTCTCAGCATCTGTCCACCCTTTTGTTGATTCCTTGATGCGATCAATGATGTCAGGTAGTTTTAAAGCGCCAGATTGAAACTCTTCCACAGTAAAACCAAGCTCCTTCATTGCTGCAGCATTGGATTCAGAAGGCTTGAGTAATTTAGAAAGCGCACCACGTAAAGCTGTACCAGCCTTCTCACCAGCGATACCATTATCAGAAAGAAGACCGATAGCTGCAGACGTTTCCTCGATAGACATCCCCAAAGAGTGAGCCACAGGACCTATATACTCCATAGCTAGCCCCATATCTGAAAAGCCAGCCGAAGTCTTGTTGGCCACATAAGTCAAGCTATCTGTGACACGGTTCGTGTCCTTAGCCTCTAGACCAAACTGACGCAAGATATTAGTCGAGACATTCATTACCACGTTAAAATCATCCCCCGATGCCTTAGCAGCATCTAATATAGCAGGCATAGTAGCAATAGTCTGATTAGCATCAAACCCTTTTTTGATAATTTCCTGCATTCCCTCATTTATAGAGGATGTTGAGATACCATACTGCTTCGCCCAACCTTTCGAACTCTCACCCAATTTTTGTGTGGTACTATTCAGTTCATCCGCAGTTGGGATGGTGTCTGCTAGGAGCGACTTGGTCGTATTCATTTGACTTTCGAAGTCTATAGCTTTCTTAGTTGACAAAGCAAAGCCAGCAGTAAGAACTGTAGATACAGGCTTCATAGCATCACCCATTGCACGAAGTTTTTCACCACCACGCTTAAAGGTGTCTCCTAGCTTGTCCATCTTCCCAGCCCAGCTATTTTCACGACCGACATCTTTCAAAGCTTTTTCAACCCCACGTAACTGGTTTTCCATTGCTGCCAACTTGGCATTCTCACGCTGAATATCAGCAGCAGCTTTATCAAAGTTAGCTGTTCCAGGGTCTAGCTTATCAAAACTTTTCTTCATCTCATCCAAAACTTTACGTTGTGAATCAATAGCTTGTCCTAAAGTCTTGTATTTAGCTTGAAGTAAGCTAGCATTTTTTTCGTTTCCTTTCAATGTACTATCCAAAGAACGGACATTGTTTTGAAAGTACTTTACAGCGTTTTTTGCACCATTCAGAGTAGGGTTGAACTTTGACACGTCCAGCCCTAGCTCGATATACATCTGACCTAACGGCGTACCGCTTGCCATATTGTTCTCCTTCCTAACCTCTCAGGTAAAAGAAAAAAGCCCTTACGGACTTTTCTTATTTTTATTTCTTATAATCATTAAAAGCCATAGACATCATTGCCCATATAAAAACACCCAAGAGGCCATATCCATATAAAGGCAAAGAAGCAATGATGAATGGCGACAATAATATCTGCCCAATCGTATTCCCAAAGTTCGTACAAACACAGTAAATACCAAAACAGATGTATATTACAAAAGTCAATGTCCAAAATAGACATCGTCTGCGATTTTGTTCTACCATCTTCATCCCACTCACCTCCTTACCCTTATTATATGCCTATTGAAGTGTTTTGTAAAGCCTTTTCATCAGATAAGCTGGAGAAAGTCAGCAAGATCCATAACTTCCTCAGTTTTAGCAGATTCAGTTTCGCCAAGAACGCCCATCAGGTCCTCCCAGCTCGTATCCATAACATCACGGATACTCATGCCGTACGGTCCTTCAGTAGCTTGCTTGACAAACCCATAAAACCGTTTTAGTGCTTCACTCGGCTTTATTTTTTCTCCTTTGGGTCAACATCACCCACAAGATGAGAGTAGATGTCTGCAAATACCGCAAAAATATCCGCCATATCCGTGAATTTCAAAAGTTCTTCAACTTCCAAATCTTCAAACAGTGAGGCGATGAATTCTAATTGTTTGTCTAATTTCTCTACCTCTGACACATCAGATGATAGTGCTTCATTGAGGATCAGATAGTCACGATAGTCCTTAGTGGTAATTTCTTTACTAGTCTTTTGAACGTCTTGACCTTTTTCATTTTTAATTAAAAATTTAACCTTAGCCATATACTTTCCTTTCTAGAAAAAAGATAAAAAGAGAGCTTGCGCCCTCTTCCTACCCTGCAGCAACCATTTTAAGTTGCCCTTTGAATTTTTTGAGCTTAGCATCATCTTTACCAATGTATTTCACATAGTAAAGACCATTTGTTTCAGTGTCATCGCTTGCAATAGCAGCGAAACTCAAGCTGTCATCTGGAAGTTCTTCTTGCTTATCTTTAAGCGTTTCAAGTTCTTCAGCGTCCATTGAAAATTGTCCTTTGAAGAATCCGACTTGTGCCTGAGTCCCATTTGCAGTCTGAGACTCAAGCATAACAGCGCAGTATGGAGCAACTGTGTCAGCGCCAATACCAATAATTTCATCTTTGACTTGATGTCCTAGGATTTTAGCGAGTACTGTTGAAGGAATATCAACCGCAGTCAGTTCCATCTTCACATCGCCAACACCACGGTTTGATACGTGGTAAGCGACATCACTACCATATGTTTTTACTGGATCACTTGCAAGACCTGAAATTTTAGCGGTACGAGTCGCACCTTTACCGGTTTGACCTTCAATTACAAAAAGGTTTTCTCCCAGTGTCGGATTAGCATTTCCATCCAACACACGAATTGTCATGCGTTTAAAACCAACTAATGCCATTTATAGCACCTCTTTCTTTATTTTAGTATTCTTCGTATAGACCACTCTGACCTTTGTAGGTTCGAGCATCTACATAGCGTTTGATTTCTGGAATCCATTCATCCAAACCACCACTAGTTTGATAAAATCCTTGGTCTTCCATAATCTTTTCAATTTTGCCTTGGAGCTTTTTACACTCCACTCGATTGGCAGACTCTACATTGATTTGATAGAGAAAAGTCTTAGCCAGACTAGTATTACTACCGTGAGCTGTCTGCATTGGAGGTCCGACAGGGATAATGACAATACTCGTCTCGTCATCCCCCAAAGTATCGGGACGTTCAAATGACTTGATACTAATACCAGATAAAGACTCATCCTCTTTCAAAGCGTTGTAGAGTTCAGTTAATTTGTCCTTAATCATTACAAAAACTCCTGTTTTAACTTCATGCCTACTTTGGATTTGAAGACCGGTTTGCTACCTTCAAAAAAACGACGCATAATACCGAAACCACGAGGATGTCCATTCTTTGCGTATCCAAACTCATTCAAGTGAATAAGAGTCCAACGAGGACTTTTAAAACCTAATTTAACCATTGGAACCCCACTAGCTGTACCAGTCACATTTCCATGGACGACGGCACCGACCGTCTTACCAGTGTCAGCGTACACCGCCATAGCTCGTTTGAAAGTTGGTTCAAACTCTTCAACCGTTTCCTTCAAGACTCTATTGACCTTTCTACGGACCACTGGCGCCCCTAGGCGAGCCTCGACATTCCTCAAAACATCATCAAATCCTTTTAGATTAGCTCCACTAGACATCGCGACCACCTCCGATAATAACTATCAAAAAATCACGATTATCATAATCAGGACGCACATCAATAACCTGCCATTTCTTACCAACTAGACGTATATCTCCAACTTCGACAAAATGCCGACTTTCAGGCTGATAATCTGTCAGAGGGTCACGAATTTTCAAAGTCATCTTAGCTTTCATCGCTTTTCCAGTCGCGATCTCAATATCTTTGAAACTAGGGGAGTAAACTTGCCCCATCGTAGAAAAAGCCTTCTTGTAGCTCACATCACGGCCATCAACCCCCTCCTCGACTTTAGAAGTATAGAAAGTCAAGGGGGTTCTCAGGTCTCCATTTTGAACCTCAGGCTTTTTGTAGCGATAGCTAGGACGATTAGTCTGATAGGACATCAGACATTGTTACTTCTGGTTGTTTTTCTGACCATTCAACAAAGTCAGGCAGTGCTTTATCGATTTCATCAAAGCGCTCTTTTGTCGCTTCAAATTCTTGACCAACAGAACGAAAGACCCCTTCTTTGAAGTCGTAAAAGCCTTTTAAAACCTTAATCATCTATTTCCTCCAATTTATAATTTTCAAGAGATAACGCCATCAAATCTCCTTGAAAGTTTTGATAAAAAAATTCAACTTGATCATTGTAGACATATCGTGCACGCTCTAAAATAAGCTCTCTCACTCGAGGATTGTGGTTTGTAGTCCCCACAAATTGAAAAATAGCCTGTTCAGAGCTTTCTAACATCCTGGAAAGGTTAGCGTCCTCTCCATCGTGAAAAATCCTCATTCTCTCCTTAAATGCAGCAAGGAGAGAATGAAGTTCTACTTCGGCAGTCATGACTCAACCCCTAAATTAAGCTTCAGGGAATTTTAAAACCCAAACAGCAGCAGTCTTTTCATCATGGGCTTTACCATAAGCAAATTGCTTGGCAGTGTAAAGATTCAAATCTTCCAAAGCGTATGTTTCGGTAAATCGACCAAATTCTATACCACCACCAACAAAAGCATCGTAACGACCTTTGACAAATGTAGTAACTTTACCAGTTGTTTGTGCTACAGATTCAACTAAGATTAGGTTGTAAGGCATTGCAGTAATATAAACACCTTGAGCATTCAAAGAAGTGTATTGTTTCTTTACATCCCAAGCATCGGCTGGGTTAACAACCATCACGAGATTTCCTTCTACGACAACTGGAGTCTCCCCGTCTGCTTTAACAGAGTGATGTTTGTAAACCTTCGTCAATTCTTTGACTACGGTAGCTGAGTCAGCAAAAGTCAACTTAGTAGATTGCGCTGTTTTTTCAGCATAAGTTGTCTTTTCGTCTGCAACAGTACCTGTAAGAGTACGAGAGAGGCCGATAGGTTTATTGTCGCCGTCACCGTTCAAGTAAGCAGATTCCAATGCAGCTGCAAAGGCTTCTGTAATTTGGGTGGATACGAATTTCTGCAACCAAGCAGGTCCGAACTTTTCAGAGTCTTTTGGAATTACAACAAAAGCAGTCAACTTAGACTGGATAGCTTCTTCTTCGTTGAATTCTTGTTTAAGCTGTCCTTGAATTTCAGCATTGATTTTGCCCCAAACCGCTTGCCCTGTACGACTAGACTTGAGGAATTTTAAGCGAATGCCTGCATTACGCAAGCCGATGTGCTGAAGAAGTGGACGAGCTGCCACCATATCCTCCAAAATACGATCGATTGTTTCTTGAGGGAATAGCTTTTCAATTCCTTTAGGAGCAGTTTTTTCAATGTTATTGAAGAACTCACGAGCTTCAGCAGTCAACTTGGCATCGTATGGATTCAAGGCAGAAACTTCTTCACGAGCAGCATCTCGAGCTTGAACCATCATTTCATTGGTCATTGACTCAATCATGTCATTGTATAGCTTCGCTTGTTCTTCTTGAGGAGCGCCATTTGTAACGGCATCCAAAAATGCCTGACGTTGTTTTTCAAATTGATTAGATAATGTCATTGTCATTCTGTTTTTCCTTTCTTAAAACATAAAAAGACCGAACCCTTTAGGTACAGCCTTGTTTGTACTATTTTCTGGACTTTCTGGAAGATTGAATTTCTTCTGTACAAATTCGCTATTTTCGAAAGCCTCTTTGTCAATTTGTATATCTGGTTGTTTAGCTTCTAGCTTTTTAACTACCAGTTCTGCGATTTTATCAATATCAGGAGTCATTGCTGACCTCATTTTCTCGATAAAATCACTTGGAATCATAGGAGTTTCACTCGCTACTAGAGTCGGAGCAACTTCATTTGTAAACATAATCTTGTCTACAAACCCGTGATTCAAAGCTGATTCAGCATCAAACCAAGTAGTCTTGTTCATCAATCCAAGCAAGTCATCAAGAGCTTTACCAGTTTTATGAACATAGGCACTAGCAATAGATTTGTTAAAACCTTCTAGTACCCCAGCTTCATGAAGCAGGGTGTTATGGTCTCCATTTACTTGCGTTGAAACATTGTGGATCATGATTTGGGCAGTCGGACTGATTTCAACCGTATCTCCTGCCATTGCAATCACACTTGCTGCGCTTGCTGCAATACCGACAATTTTCACGGTCACGTCACCAGGATACGAGCGTAGAGCAGTATAGATTTCACTACCAGCATAAACATCTCCTCCTCCCGAATTGATATGAACCTCAATCGGTTCACCACTTTCAGGAAGGACAACATCTTTCGGAGCGGTTGCATCCCACTCAAGCCAATCGTAAAGCCATCTGTCATTGTTTGATACAATCGTACCCTTAATCGGAATTACTTTCATCTTCTTTCTCACCTCCTTTCTCTATTTGCTCACCAATTTGATAGTTTTTGGTGATGAGAGGTTTATCCCCCCATGGAACGGCTTCTAAACCAAGCTCAGCACGAACTTCATTAATCAACATTGAGCCAGACGAAATAAGTTTATCAATGCTCTCAGCAAGTGCAAATTTATCTCTTTGACCTTCTCCTACGATGACAAAGCGGCTTAAATCGTCATATCTTCTTCTTGTTAGCAATGAAAAATTTAAACCATCACTCATCTTCTTAACAAGAGACTGAAAACAATAACTATTGAACATTTTTTGACTATTCTCTAGATTAGCCATGTCACCATGTAGCAAAGCTGTTGGAATACCCAATATATCAGCAACTTCATCATCAAACTGTCTTCTGAGTTTTTTTAATTCTTCAACAGATATATTTGAAGTTCCTGTAGTGTTGGTTAACTCGCTGTATTCCATTCCGTCCTGAGATGGAACAATTGCAATCGTTTTGGTGCTAAATGACTTAAAAAGTCCATCAGCATAGGCTTGAAGTTTTTCTCGCATTTTATCATTGAAACTCCCGTTTGTTCTCGTACTAAGAGTTCCCCTGATTTGATTCGTTCTCGCCAAAGCTTCTACTAAACGAGTATGAAGTTTCTCATAATCTGAAAATAAATCAGATACATACTCTTGCAATCGATTATTGTTATATTGCAAGAAAATCACTTCACTCATCCTAAATCTTTTTTCAAAAGTATAGCCCCTACAAGATACATACTCAAATACATCGTCATAAACAGCATATTTAGTTCGTGTAAAGGAATCTGCGACAAGCAACTGATCATCATCTGTGAGAAAAATTAGAACTTCGTTCTTAGTAATCAAACGATAAACAACTTTTTGCCAAAATTCAGAAGCTGACTCGTTTTTATTTGGCCTAATATTTAACAAGTAATCCCAATCAGATTTTTTTGTTTTTCCCTTTTCAAGATACTTAAACTCTGACCTAGAAAAAATCCGAGCAACAAACTCAGCAGACTTATCGACAGCCAGACTTTTTAACTGTAGATTCCCCAATATTCGCTCCAGCTCTTCAAATTCAAAGCTAGCAATTGGTGTTTCACGTTTAAATAAATTCAGCAATCCCAAGGTTCGTCCTCCTTTCTTTTAATTTCTGCCGACCACCCACCCAAAATTTATGCTTTAAAAATCCCAACTATCGAGCATGTCTAGGAATTCCCCAACATTCGACTCATGTACAAGCTCACGTTTGTAAAGAGCAGCTATCAAAGCATGGAACCCATCTGTCTTTCTTCTGACAGGCTCTTTCTTCAAGAAACGCTTATTGCCATCCCTGTCCTCTTTGATGTAGGTATTATCCGTATACCAAATCATAGAGTTGTCATTTTCAAAGATAAACCGCTCATTCGCAAATCCATCTTCGATGATTGGCGCAACCTTGGATTGAATCGCCCCAGGATTACGCAAGAACTCATATTCAAACCCAGCCTCTTCTAGCAAAGGCTTCAACAAGTCCATTCTGAAACCATCAGCACAGACTAGCTCGATTTGATATTCTCTACTCCATTCATTCAATTTTTCAACCAATAAACGAGGGTCGATACTAGGACCGTCCACAATTGTGAATAAGCCTCTATCTGCCCATTCCTGGATAGGAGCTTTTAGTTTGAAAGCTTTCAAAAATGCTTTACGAGCAAATGAATGTTGCTTCCAAATAAATTCATCCCCATTCTTAAATAGCAAACCAACACTCGCAAAGTCTCGAATACTAGCATAGTCAAAACCTGCAACACATGAGCGCCCCTTTAAGTCGATACCAGGAGACCGTAGACAAGCTACTAACTTATCCCGAGAGGTGACATCTTTCTCAAGGTCAGCTTCAGGAAGATTCATCCGTTTTGTCATGAACTCCTGACGGCCAGACGGCTCCAACTCAAGGTCATCATAATCAGCCTTGGTTCTTGCAAGCAACCTTTTAGCGTAAGGAGTGCTTTCATCCAACATCGGATTAGCTTTCGGCCAGTTCTTCATGTCATCCACCTCATCCGCACTATCAAGCTTGCAGATGAAGGGGAATAGCCTGAAATCATCAACCTCTCCATTCAAGATTTGCATAGACTTCTCTATCAACTTGTCGTAAAATCCCTCACGCACATATCCATTCGTACCGTTGTAGAAAGTCCTGGCATGAGCAATCTTACCAAGACCAGACCTTTGAACCTTCACAGCCTTGTCATCTTCAAACTGGTGAATCTCATCAAACTCAAGACAGCCATCACGAGCAGAGTCCATCGTTTTCGGATTATTCGTCCGAAAAGAAAAGACCGAGTTGTTCGCTCGACCTGTAATAGACATTTTAGTTAGATAGAAATGGTCCTCAAGACCTCGCCTTTGAATAGTCTCATAGACCTCCTCAAACGAAACCTTACCTTGTTTCTCAGAGTTAGCAGTGATGGTCACATCATAATCTCTGATAGGGTAGATAGGACTGATAAAAAATGAGGATCTGGCTGACATAAAACCATTCTTACCACCCCCACGAGCTAAAGTATATAGATACTCGTCGAAGTGTGGCTCCCCATCCTCCTTCCGAAAAAGAAAAATAAACGGAGTCAAGAAAAGCTGGTACTTGGCCAAAGGGAAAAAGTTCTTTTCCGCAAAACGAATGAACTTGTCAATTAAGTCATTATCAAAATATAGATCATCTCGAAGATAGATTTTCTCCTTGATGATTTTAAACAGCAACTTTCTTTCATGATTAACAATAATCTTTCCTTGTTCTGCCAGTTCAATGTATTCGTCGACAAGTGGATGTGAAATCATAGCAATTCACTACTTTCAACTTGTTTTTTTTCTACCTCTTCGATTTTTTCATCTGGCAGTAAATCAATTAACTGTTTTATAATTCTTTGATAACTAGTTTCTTGAGCGTTATATAATTTAGCAACGGGTCTTTCTCTTTCATAAGGGTCTTGTTGCTCGGATTGTTTAAATAATGTGTAATATCCTTTTTTAGATATATCTTCCCACATTTCATTCAGCGCCACTCGTAATCTTGCTGCTTGAACTATCAATCCATAAGCTAAACTTTTTTTGTTCGGAGGTATATCCGAAAATTGAGCCACGAGGCGCTTTTGCTCAGTCCTAACTTTTTCGTTTCGCTTAGCTAAACTCATCGTTATTGCCTCCTTTCATATTTTTATTTTTTTTAAGAGGGGGAGGGGGGTCGTGTATGAAAAAAATAATAAAAATTTGGACAGTCGAGTGCAGACCGCTTACTCGCGTCTTTGAAAATTTCCGATTTTTTTGACCGGGGGTGTTTAAGGTTCGTTCACCTAACCCCACCATTCATCTTTTCTGAAATTTCTGTCATTCTTATCAAAACGATCATGTCTCTTATTATGACATGCTTTGCACAGTGTTCGTAGATTATCGATATCAAGAGCAAACTCTGGATAGAACTCTAGCTCCTTGATGTGGTCAACCTCTAGGCTTTCTCTCATGACTTTACCTTCGTCTTTGCACCAAATACATTCATTGTGATCACGTTCAAGTACTAACTTACGAAGTGCTCTCCATTCGCTAGAATTATAAAACTCCGTTCGTGCTTCTCTAGTTGAGACATCCATCACTCACCTACCAAATATAAAATCAAAAAGCCACACGATGTGCGACCTTTTCAAGACCTCTCACAGGCTTTGCAGGAATCGAACCCACGATAGCAGTTTTGGAGACTGTTGTGTTACCGCTACACTAAAAGCCTTTTTAAAAAATGCAAGGCGACTACAACCTTGCGTGTTAATTAGTAATCAATTTGAAAGTTTTCCTTTTTTTATTTTTTTGTAGTCATTTAAAACCTCTGAGGGAATCAAACCCTCTAGCTTATAACTTACCTAGGATATAAGTAGCTATGCAATCATGCAAGGTCCAGTCGCTCCGCAACCATTTGTAAGTTAATGAGTGATATATGAATGCTAAGCCTACTGCCTACCCCGTTATGGGACACAAAACACTCAAATGAGAGGGAGGGACTCGAACCCTCAATGCCCTTTACGACACCCTGATTTCAGGTAACCATCTACCAATTATGAGACCTCTCTTTTCAATTCTTGATACTACCATTCTAACAGATTATCAGAACTGTGCTAACAAGTATCATTTGTTCCAGTACGGTTTTGTAAAGTTCAATTTAGTTCCATTCTCTCCAAAACCTCATTCAGTTCAGAGATAGCCATATTCCGCCAAGTGTAGAAAGTTGTTCTGCTGATTTCCATTTTGTCACAAATATCATCAACATACATCTTAGTAATGTAAGTCATCCTGAGAATAGACCTGCTCTTTGGATTTTTAAGCCTGTTGATCATTCTACCTAGTTCAAGCTTTCTGTCGATAACCTCTTTAGCATCCTGCTCTATAGTCTCTTTCATCACGATAAGCTGAGTATAGACATCATCAACTTTTCTGGTCTGGCCACCTTGGACTTTGACATCGGCCCACTTAGGACTTGAGAGCAAACCTGCCTCAAGCTCATTGATTTCATCTATATGGCTTTGGATGTCCATGTCAAGGTCTTGTAATTCTTTCAATAGCTCTTTAGCCTTATTCATTCTCTGTCTCCTTTGTGATATAATAATAGTGTTGAAAATTATCGCTGAGGCAGAGAGTGCCTTGGCTTTTTTTATTTTATTCTTTATTCGTGATCACACTACCTGCACCGTTAACAGTGACCCAGCCATGCTTCTCTCTGGCTTTCTTCAGGTCTTCAAGACCATTCTTCTTTTGGAAACGAAGCATATACTTGATTGCGTTACCCCAAAAGAAAGCAGACGCTCCGAAAAGGCTCCCAACGAAGTTATGCACAACATCGATAGCCTCAAGACCGTTTGCACCTTGGTAGTGGCTTGGGTTATTTACGTTATCAATTATTTCTGGGTTCATTCCTTATCCTCCAAAAGCTCTGGGTTTTCGTAGATGTTGCCTACAACCTCTATTTCTTGAGCGAAAAAACCTACTTTTTGATAATTGTTGTATTTCACAAAAGAACAAATCCACATAGCTTTTAATGACTTTATGGTCCCCAGAAGACCATTGCATTTTACAACATCCCCCTCAAAAATCTCCTTCCCATTCTTGTCTTTAAGTCCTGTTGATTGCATGAGATGAAGGTCGTTGTTTACTATCCAGTCACCAGCAACAGAATCTTCATCAATAATCCAAATATCGCCGTTTCCAACCATAACTTCGTCTGGTTGATACATGCGACTTAATGAGCCGCCATCATACGCTCTAAATTTTGGTGTCATATTTTTATTCCCCCTTAATCTTCTTCATTCATAATTTCATTGAACTGTTCTTCGTCAATAAGACCTCGTTCAATCATTGTCTGAACTGTCAGTTCAATCTTAATCAGTCTGTTTAGTTCGTTGTTTGGTAATGTTGCCATAACTACATCTTTCATGTTTACTCCCTATAATAGTTATAAATTTCAATAGCTGGAATTGACTCATTATCAGTTGCAGAAGTAATTATCAGATCGCTTCTCACTTTTTTCTGAAGTTCTAGTAACTCCTCTATCGAATTGATTTCGATAAAATGCCCCTCTGCACCGTTCGGGAATTCTCTTTGTATTCGACCTTTAGATGTTTTATGATTAACTCCTTTAGAAAGCCAAGTGCCTTCTCCCCTAGAAAATCGCTTGTCAAATTCTTCAAATGTCGAACAGGTTCTAACTTCTCTTTTTGTATATTTTTTAATTGTGGTGTTAGGAATTTGTTTTTCAACTTCCCCTGACGTGCTTGTTAATAAAAATTCCATCTACTTCACCTCCTCGTCTTCATAAAATTCAATCTTTGCAAAGTGTTTAGGATTTATCGTGATGATAGTTTCAGTAGGCTCACTCTGTTGTAAACGAAGATAATCTAAATTACCTGTTTCCATCCAATTTAACATGTCAGCTATACGCTTGCAACTTTCTTTTACCTTGATTTCTTCTTCAAAGTAGGGATATTTTAGTACAATTTTTGCCATCTATTCCACCTCCTCAATCTCAATTCCTGGGCAATCAAACACCCAGCCGAACCCAGCTTCTTCAAGCTCTTTTCGGGTGTGATTTGTGCGATGATTCTTAGAATTACCACTTATACCAAAGTACC